ATGGCTGGATTTAGCAGAATCGATACAAGATACCAGGAACTCAGTGAATGCCCACGTTGCCATTGTGAGATCCAGCAAGGTGCTGAACGCTGCATACGTTGCGGATTGGTTCTGGATCCAGTGGTTGTCTGGATGATTGAAAACTACCAAAGAAATGACGGCCATTTGCGTGACCGTACAAGCGAGGTGAGAAATGTTATTGAAAATGATTGATCAGAGGGCGAATCTGATCACAGATGAAATGCAACGAAATGCTAGAGAGATATCAAGAGAGATCGCGGTGCTCGTTCACCAGGGCTATGATTTTGACGAATTGGTCCGCGAAGGGCGAATGCTTCTACATAAAACCCTGGGAGAGGTTTGTGAAGCGTTTCTAGTTTAATTGTATAGAATACGCATCGATAATTCATCAGTATTCTATTGACCGTATCAATATTTTTGGAGGTGATTATTTGTCATTTTCTACAGAGTTAGCGTTTCAAAGGAAAAAAGCCGGCCTGAGCCAGACTGAATTGGCCGAAGCTATCGGAGTAACACAGTCCACGATATCAGAGTATGAGTCTGGAAAAGATGTTTCTTCTGATAATGCATACCGGATCACGCAGGTGCTGAAGAGCAATCGCTTATTGGCAGAGTATTGTTTCGAATACCGAACTGGATTCTTCAACGTTCCTGTATTGAACCTGGTTGATGATCATCGTGTTGTTGGAATGAGTGTTTTGATTGAGGAAGCGGCTGAGCTAATCAGTAATATCGAAAGACTGCGGAAGCTGGTAGTGAACAAAAGGGACCGGCGACAGTTTACCAGAGATGAATGGCAGCAACTTATGAGATACGAAGAGCAGATCATTGATATCATGCCGGCGATCCAGATGCATCTAATTGAAATGTCTGAGGCATTTGAAATGGATTTGTCAGACCTGGAGCACAGGTTGGAGATGAAGATGATCAAGAAGGGTTATTACAAGAAAGCATGAAAGGGGAATGAGCATGTCAATGTTTGATGAGAAAAAGAAGGGACAGACGATGGAGGAATTCATTGAAGCGACTGTTCGAGGTGCTGTGATGAGCGCGATTAAGAAAGCAAATTTGGATATTGTTGAATCACGTGAGTATATGAGCGTAAGCCAGGCGGCAAAGTACTTGGCCATGTCTGAGAGTTGGCTGCGATCGAATTATCGTAAAGAGGGAATTCCGTTCGTTCAGCGAGGCAGAGTGCTATTTGCCAGAAGGCACTTGGATGAATGGTACGAAGCGAATGTTGAAAGAAACGATCTGGTTCAGATCATGAAGCGGCCTTCAATTACAAGAGCAATGCAAGAGAATAAGGTTTCGTTATGAGGTGAGAAGATGAATGACAATTTGAATGAAAGAAAGGTAGAGCGGTCGAAAATCAAAGTGCAAATGAAAATTGATGTATTAGTCATTCCTGCTCTTGTTATTCTAATCATCATGCTTCTTATGGTTGCGGTTCAGCAACGAAATTCGATCGAGAGATATCAAGAGGCGGTTTCATACCTTGAAGCTGATCGCGAGCTGGTGATGGATTCATATGGGGAGCTGCAAGCAAGTGTGGACTTCTCAAAGCAAGTGTTGGGAGAGATCGATTTGACGTATATCGAAGAAATTCCTGAAGGAGTGGATATGAGGATCCAGTTGGTTCTTCAGGCATTAATTGAGGGGATAGGACAATGAGTCAATGTGTTAATTGCAGAAGCAGCATCAATGATGTAGAGACAAAGCAGTTTAGAAGAACCGATCCATGGAATAGAAATGGCTATCAGATTGTAAGTGAGCGGATTTGTCCGGTATGTGGAAATCGAAACGAGAAGATTCAGTATGGCGATTCCAGACAAGTCATGAATTTTGAGCAAGAAAAAAGACCCGCACGGCAATGCGGATCCAATGAGTATTTGACCAAAAATAACTCTTATTCATTATAGCATAACTGGAAGCTAATGGATAGAGATCCAGGGGGAACAGGTATGCGAGAGCATGTGAAATCATTAAAGGAACAGTGGGCGCGGTACTGTGGTACAAAGCGCAACGGAAGTCATGAAAAGATCCAGAAACTGAAGCAGAGAATGGCTGCGCTTGAATTTGAAAGCAGGATGTGCATTGACCGTCATGAGTATGCGAATGCCGAAATCATGATGGATGAACGGAGCGTTATCAAGAAGCAGCTGGATGAATTATTGCCAGTGACTTATGAGACTTATGCGACGAGAGAGTTTGCAAAGGACTTTAAGACCGTAACAGCAAAAATTGAGCTGACAGACCAAGATCGAATGTTTTTTAGGCTTCATTACTATCGGGAATATCTTGGTTTGGAAGTGAAAGAGACTGCTCGGAAGTGCGGCTTGAGCGCTTCAAGGTATTACCGGATCTATAACGCTGGGATAGCGAAATTTTTTCCGGAAGAAGTAACAGAAGAATTATCAGAGGTAGGGTGAGGATATGGCGCGACCGAGAAAAGAGGGACTTGATTACTTCCCTATGGACATTGTATTTGACGACAAAGTTGGATATATCGAAGGACTCCATGGGGCAAATGGCATCTATATTTGGGTGAAGCTTCTTCAAAAGATATATGCTAAGGGCTACTACCTTGAATGGACAAAAGTATCGAAAGTAAACTTCAAACGTGAAACTGAAGGGCTCAGCATGGATGAGATCCAAGAGATTGTAGATGATTGCATTGTAGCAGGATTGTTCGATGAAAGGCTTTTCAATGATCATCAGATTATTACTTCACAGGGGATTCAAAAGCGATTTTTTGAGGTCGCAAAACGACGTGAAGAGGTAGTTGTTGTTGACGAATACATTATTTTTGACAAGATGAGAGAACATTTCTGCCAAGTTTCTGCAACAGAAACCAAACAGAAACCCGACGAGAATGATGGTTTCGATAATGATACTACGGAAGAAAAGCAACAAGAACACGATGAAAACGAGTGTTTCAGTGGTGAAGTAGGCGGAAAAAGTACACAGAAACAAGCTGATAGTGACAGTATCGGTTCTGATTCTGCAACAGAAGTGCATACAGGCGCGCGCGGAAAGCATAGCATAGTAAAGAATAGTAAAGCAAAGAATAGTAATAAGAAAAGCGCGCCCAAACAACCCAAAACTGATTTTGCAGAAAATGTGGAACTCACAGAAGCTGAATATCAGCGATTGATCGAAAAGCATGGACAGGCAGCAGCTGATCAAATGATTGAAATCCTAGATAATTACAAAGGTGCCCATGGACGGAATTACGTAAGTGATTATCGGGCAATTTTAAGCTGGGTTGTTGGCAAATATGAGGAACAACAAGCAAAAGAGCGAAAGTTTGATGAAGGGAGTGGAATGAATGACAGCCTTGAACCAGATCTTGCAGAACGGGATTGGAACAACTGGTAACAGAATCAATGTACCGGCTAAACAGTATCGGTGTGACACATGCCGGGATACCGGTTGGGTGACCGTTGTAAAAGACGGATATGAATATGCACGGCCTTGTGAGTGTGTGAATCGAAGAAAAGCAGAAGCGGCCTTGAAAGCCAGTGGGATTGCAGTTGCATTTCAAGATAAGTCGCTTGAAAACTATAGACCAAAGAATGAGGAACAGGTCAATGCATTGATGCGTGCCAAGAAGTATGTAGAAGTATTTGGTCAATACAAAATGCATATGAATTTTATGCTGATGGGTCAGAATGGCGCAGGGAAAACGCATCTAGCAATTGGAATCGCTAATGCCTTGATCGAGAAGAATGTTCTGGTTCGATTTGTGACATTCCATGACTTGATAGATGCATTCGCAAATGCAAAAAGAGAGAAGGATCTATACAAGGTGATTAAGGAGTACGAGGAAGCGGAGCTTCTAGTGATTGACGATATTTTCAGAACAACCATTAGAGAGTGGAATGGGAAGAAGAGCCCATTGATGACTCATATTGATGCGATGTTCCGAATCATTGATCATCGCTATAACAACAAAAAGGGGCTCGTGATTACGTGTGAGAAATCTACAAAAGAGTTGATTAAAATGGATCGAGCGATTGGAGGACGGATAATTGAATGTGCCCGCGGAAACGTCATCCATTTTACGGATCCGAATCTCGATCATCGTTTGCATGGCGAATAGAATGATCAACTGCGGCGCATGCAATCGATCAGTTAGAAATGCGATACTGCATGTTGTTGGGGGAAAGGCATACTGCGGGAGGTGCCTGAACCACATTTGGATCAAGGATAAAAAGTTGCCTGGGCGATTATACTTACAGACCCATGGGCGAATCTTTGTAGAGTATTGGAAAAAGAGTGACAGGGTGATTGCAGAGTTTGATGTTGATGAGCTTGTGATTGGAAAGGGAGAAAGAGAGAAGGAGGAAGTGGAATGCTAAGTCATGTACCAGTTTCAAGAAGAAAGATGGATTTTGTACGAGGGGCAGTATCTGAAGAGACCAAGAAATTCTTTGAAGCAGAAATGGACCGGCCTTTGATGGAGCGGGAAGCAAGAGTGTATGTTCACTTGCATTACTGCTTGGTAAATAGTTCAGCTCCTATCTTTGGGCGGGATGAAAGACAAATTATTGAGACTTTGCTCGATGAGGGGAATATTTGGATTGTGGCTCAAAAGGTATTTATCAATCCTGATTTTTATCCGATTATGAACGAGGTGATCTATGATGCGTATATCGAGAATGTTTTGATCACTCGAGAAGAATTTGAGCTGGCGTTCCCTGAGGGGGATGATAAAGGCGCAAAGCAGACGTTTTGTAACTAAGGAGGCACGACATGAATAAAACGATACAAATGGGCCGACTGGCATCCGATGTCAATTTGGATTATGAGGTTCTGAATGGAACCCCGTTGGCGACAACTCAGCTGGCCGTGGATCGAGGATATTCGAAAGAAATGCGAGAGAAGCGAGAGCAACAAGGCAAGCAGAATGCAGACTTTTTCTTGGTGAAGGCGATCGGTGCTCCTGCGGTTTTCCTTTCAAAGTATTCGAAAAAAGGGAAGCGGATCCTTGTAGAAGGCAAGTTGCGAAGTAATTCATATGACCGTGATGGAGTCAGGCATTATGTGACAGAGATTATGGCGGATCGGGTTGAGATCATTGATTGGGCGAGTCAAAAAAAGCAACAAGATGATCATGAACAAAAGGCAGCGGAAGATCCAATGGCAGGATTTGAAGAGTTCCAGAATAACGATGAGATTCCATTTTAGGAGAGGGATATGGAGCAAGAACTGAGAGATATACTTTGCCAGCAGTTAGCGATTGTCGATACGAATGACTTGAGTGATCCGTTGGTTCAAGATGATCTGATTCGACTAAGTATTGAACTGCAGTACAAAATAATTAATGGACGGTGAGAAATGCCAGGACAAAATGAGAAGAGACAGAAACTTGAGGAAAGGATTACAGAGTACGTACAGGCGACATTGGCGACGGTCGAAGCCCAAGGGCGATTGGATTACTTCGATATTTCGATCAGTGTTCACCAGGGTACTTTGAGTTACAATTTGAATTTGAAAGGGCGAGAAAAAATATAGCAGTCCTACCGGACATGCCGGCGGACACTTCTGATAATAAGTCAGGAGTGTCTTTTTTTATTGCGAAGGGAGAGGTGTAGATGGAATTTGTGAAGTGTTATCAAGATTTGTGTAGGGAGATCGAGATTTACGAGGAACGGCTTAAGTCACTTATCGTGCAAAAGGATGCGATCGTGGAAGGTTGGTTGAATCCGATTAGTGATATCTCAGGGATCGACTATACTAAGCCAAAAGTTGACGGTGGAAAACCAAGTCTGGATATGGCAGAGCAGTTATCCCATATTACAGCGATTGAGAATGATATCGAGAAGTATCAGACATTGCTGTTAAAGATCAAAGTGTGCAAAAAGTCCATAGAGGAGTACATAAGTAACATGCAGGGAGTAGAGTATAAATTATTAAAATTAAAGATAATCGAGAATAAAAATTTGAAAGAAATTGCAGAAATTCTAAATTATAGTTATTCTTATACTAGACGTCTTTATTCAGAAAAAATAAAAAAGTTGGAGGGAATATAGCATGAATAATGATATCATAAATGAGTTTCAAGATATTTTTTTTCTCAAGGGAAAGAAAAATATAGTTGGATTCAAAGTACCAAGTACGACTGAAGAGTTATTGTTTCAGTATGAATTATTTGATTTTACTTTATTGAAAAGTTTAGCAGATAGAGAGTTGTCTAAACAGGATAAATTCTATATCGACGTCGAAGTGATATATAGTTATTATCTTGGAAAGATTTTAGAATCTCGTTTTTTAGAGGGTAAAAAAGACATTTATAACATTATTAACGGTACGTGCAGTGGAATATTAGAATCCTTAAAATTTTGTTTTGAGGGTAAGCCAAGTCTTTCAACAAAAAAAATGAATGAACTTTTAAATAGTCTGAAGCCGTATCTTGATTTTGAAGTTTTGAATGAAAATAATGGTAAGTACTTGTACCGCGCTAGAGTAGGAAAAGATTTCGGGAGAAATGAATTATCATATATTCCATTTGAAAAGCGTAGACTTGCTAAACCTCAGCGCTATAGTATTGCAGGATATCCATGTATATATTTTGCAAGTTCTATTTATACGTGCTGGTTTGAACTAGATAGACCTGCATTAAGTGAATTTGTTGTTTCGCAATTTTCCGTCAAGAAAGATGCTTCGGTTAAACTGCTGGATTTATCTAAGAGACCGTGTGATATTAGAGAGGAATTGAAGACTTTATTAATGAATGATGATGAGAAAAAAGCAATTTCATTGTTTGAAAAGTATTTGATACTCTGGCCATTGCTTTTTATTTCATCACTGAAAAAGAACGCTGAGAATCCCTTTAACTATGAATTTATTATTCCGCAGTTGGTATTTGAGTGGATTAGAATTGAGGAAGAATATCAAGGGGTTAAGTTTTTATCAACAAACGCAGATAGTTCGGGCGTTGGTCTATCAGGTAAGTACAAAGAGCTTTACACTAATTATGCGATACCGGTTGTTTCAGCAAATGAGGATAATCGAAGGTGGACAGTAGTAGAAAAGAACTTCGAAGCTACATTACCAATAAATTTCTTATATGGTTTGTCGATCTGTAATGGTCGTCAATCTGGGAGCTCGTTGGGAAAAAGAAATATTATTGACGTAAATGTTAGTGATGGTAAGTATTATTATCCAGTACAATACGGAGCAACAGATTTTTTCAAGGTAGAGCAGCTACTGAATGAATTCAATGGGATCGAGATAAAGACATATTAATCATAGTTCGAAGATGATACAGGATCATATTGATAAGTGTGTTACAGTGATATCAAGGAGAACTGCTTCGAGCGGTTCTCTTCTTTGTGAATTGAAATGCAGTTGCTTAATTTTAAAAGTTATCTTCCATTATTTGATAGGCAGATCGACTTTCTTGAGAGAATTGTGCATAAAATTGCTTATATGAGAATGATTTTGGTGGAAGCTTGAAAAAAATCTCAGAAGAGTTAAACTATTCATATAGCTATATAAGGAAAATTTGTGGGGGTAAACATGGCGATTATAATTAGTGAGAGTAGAAATGATATAAATCAGCAAGAGTTGTCCTGCATTGAACTTGCATTAAAAGCTATTGATGAATTACATGAACCAGAAGGTGAAAAGAAGTTGTCCTGTGTTCAAAAGACGATATATGAGGAGAATTTTCGCTTTGAAGAGGTTGAGACCAGGTATCAAGAATTAATCGATAAATCTCATGAGTTTTCAAAAACTTACAAACGCGAACTGAATAGTATAGGTTTCTTAAATACCATGAATCGCTTATTATGTTTTGAACTTGTCGATCCATGTGGATTTGTAAATACAACTTCTATTGGTTACAATAAAATAGTTGAAGAATCATTTGAAGAATTTAAAAAGATAGCACCGAGTCTTAGAGGGCTAAGAAAGACTTATGCGAATTATATTGAATTAATGTTCCTTCCGAATGAAGAAATAATAAATATAGGTTTTTCTGATGCGATTGTCAAGATTAAAGAAGATTTACTCGCTAGAGTAAATATGACTGATGTTTTGAATTCTTTTGAATATGTACCTTCAAAAAAGTATTACACATATGAAACGAGAAGGCTACTTGAAGAAGTACATCTTGAACTTGCAAAGATTGAAAAATTAATTAATGAAGTTGATGGGGTTGAGAAGAGTATATACGGGAATATGCTTACGATAATTGCGATTCTAGTTGCGGTTTTTTCTATGATTGGGTTGAATACAACGGCAATGGCAAATGAAAGTATAGAACTTGATAAGATGGTTTACCTTAATATTGCTCTATTAATTGTACTAACATGGATATTTGCGCTAGTGGATAAAGTTGCAAACACAAGAACAAAGTTGAAACTACGATATGTAGCCGGCGGGAGTATTGTTGTTTCGATTGCATTGTTGATCATCAATTCATTGTTTTTATAATAGAACAAAAAGGAACATTTAGGGAACAATTTGCATAGCAATTTCATGTTATAGTGGTATCAAGGAGAACTGCCTAGAGTGGTTCTCTTTTTATGTGAGGTGAAATATGGCAGCGGCGAATCCGATCCGCGACAAGCGGGTGCTTAAAGACATAACTGAATACCTGAGATTACAGAGTGATCGGGATTACATCTTGTTCATGCTGGGGATCTATTCCGGATTGCGGATTAGCGACATACTGAAGCTGAAGGTTTCGGATGTTCGTGACAAAGAGTATTTCATGGTGACCGAGCAGAAAACCGGCAACATCCGTAAGATTATCGTGAATCCGGAGCTAAGGCGAGAGATTGCCTTGTATGTTTGTGACAAAGAGGATGAAGATTATCTGATTCGATCAAGGGAGAATTACAACCGGCCGATCAGCAGGCAACGAGCTTATCAGATCATTACTGAAGCAGGCGAGAAATATGGTGTCCGATTGAGTACGCATAGTATGCGGAAAACATTTGGGTACCATTTTTATTTGCAGTGCGGCGAGAGGAATGCATTGCCGGTCTTGATGAAGATTTATGGACACCGGAGTGAATTGCAAACTTTAGACTATATTGGAGTGGAACAGGACTATCTCGATAGAACGTTGAAGAGCTTTCGATTTTGACCTGTTTTTATATTTTTTTCTGTTGAGCTTGTCGAAATGGCTAGGTTGTTAAACTGCGATTTTACAACACAAGGAAAGTCATTGATATGACAGGGATTGAGTGCTTTTTAACGAGTTTAACAAAATCATAGATACGACAAACTCAAAAGGGTGTTAGGAAAACACCTTTAAGCCCAGTATTCATGCGGGCTGTCCTATGATTCAGGAGGTGATTTTGGGAAAATGGCAAGCAGACCACTGAAACCATGTGCCAAAATCGGGTGCAAGAACCTCACTACTGGCTATTATTGTGAGGAGCATAAGCACGAAGCAAAGAAGTTCAAAAGACAAAAGGATAAACAAAGACCATCGGCAAGTCAGCGAGGATATGGATCCCGTTGGCGAAAGGCCCGACGGTCTTTTTTATTACGAAACCCACTATGTGCTCGGTGTGCAGCCAAAGGAATCGTTCGACAGGCGACGGTTGTGGATCATATCGTCCCTCATAAAGGAGATCCAGATCTCTTTTGGGATGAGAAGAACTGGCAGCCGCTCTGTGAGGAATGCCACAACATCAAGACTGCAACCGAGGACGGTGGTTTCGGTAGATAGGTAGGGGGGATCAAATCTCTACAGTTGCTCTGAAGGGGACCGTTCGGTGGCCCTTCATTCACGCACCCGCAAGTTTTCAAAGGGGGGGTAATTTCGGGAGAAGTGAATTAGGATTGTTTCGCCAGTATCTTTGATGGAGTTTGTAATATTCATTTGTGAGAGCCCAATGTTTAAGATCAATATCGCCTGTATCTTTATGACAAACTTTGAATTCGCCAATTGTATATAGAGGTGTGTGATATCCGATTGTACTGAACATAGAGTTGTTGATCATACTTAAGTTATCAGAACTAAGAGGGTCGGTCATTGTTAAGTGAGCAGAAATTTTATTTCTCCATGTACTAATCTCAGGTGCTACTTCTTCAAGATAGCTTTTTGTTTTACGCTTGATTATTTTTTTTACCTCAGGATCTTCAAAAGAGTCTATGGACCAATTGTTCAGAGTTAGTTGATGTGCGGTTTCGACAAGACGCGCATAGTTGCAAACCGATATCGCAAACCAATTAAAGTAGTTATCAAGAACGATAGCTTCAGGAATTATAAACATTATGACCGCTTTACCTTTTTGTCTCTTTGAGGTGTATCGTGGATCTTGAAGTGCGAGCAATTCCATTTTTCTAGTTTCGAAACCAAGATGATAGATTCCTGCTCGAAGTGTTTCAAGTCTAACTAATAAATTGTGATTAAATGGAGTAGTTTCATCAAATTCGTATTTTTTTACATAATCTAATATCATATCTATCTCCTTTTATTTATTCAAATATATTATAACAAAGTTTAGCTAGGTGGTGAAATTATGGGACAACGGGGACCGGCGAAAAAGCCAACTGTACTTCGGGAGCTTCAGGGGAATCCCAGCAAGCGACCTTTGAACAGAGGCGAACCGCAATTTGAAAAGTATGAGCTGAATGAGAAAGGCGAGATCAAACCGCCGACTCATTTGGACCGCTTGGCCAAGAAGGAATGGAAGCGGATCGCACCAGTGCTGCATAAGGTTGGATTATTGACCAAGGCAGATGAAGCGGCGCTATCGGCCTATTGCATGAATTTTTCCAGATGGGTGCAAGCGGAGAAGCTGGTGAAAGAAAAAGGGATGACCTATACATCTGATAAGGGGAATATCATTCAGCGTCCGGAAGTGGGGATCGCGAACACTGCGATGAAGCAGATGGTGAGTTTCTGTAAGGAGTTTGGAATGACACCAAGTTCCAGAACCTCGCTGACTATGGAGCAGGCTGAAAAGATGGAGAATCCTTTTGCAAGCTTCATAAAGGGTGGTCGAAGTGGATAGAACGACCAAGTATGCCAGGGAAGTTTTGGCCGGCAATATTCCAGCATGCAAGCTGGTGAAGCTAGCCTGTAAAAGACATATGGCTGATCTGAAGAAGTCGGTACGCAAGAAGTATCCGTACAAGTTTGATAAAGAGCTTGCGGATCGCGCGATCGACTTCTTTCCGTTTCTGAAGCATACCACTGGAGAATGGGCGGGAAAGTCCATTGAGTTGGAGCTGTGGCAGTGCTTTATCGTTGGATCCATTTTCGGATGGGTTCGAAAGAAAGACGGGATCCGGCGGTTTCGAACAGCCTACATTCAGGTGCCGCGAAAGAATGGCAAGTCGACACTGACTGCCGGCATTGCCCTTTATGGTCTATTGGCAGATGGAGAGGCTCGGGCGGAGATTTATTCCGCTGCAACCAAGCGCGACCAGGCGAAGATTATCTTCGAAGAAGCGAAACGCATGGTTATGACATCACCGGAAGTCAGTTCGTTGGTGAATGTCTATAAGCTCAACATGAGCATGCCGGATACCTTCAGCAAGTTTGAACCGCTATCTGCAGACGCAGACGGCCTGGATGGTTTGAATATCCATTTTGCACTGATCGATGAGCTGCATGCGCATAAGACCCGGGAGCTTTGGGATGTACTCGAGACTGCAACCGGGGCGCGCCAGCAACCGCTCATCTATGCCATTACTACAGCGGGGTTCAATCATAACGGCATCTGTTATGAGCAATATGAATATTCCTCAAAAATCCTGAACCAGACAGCCGGCATGGAAGATGATCGCTACTTTGCATTTATCGCACAGATGGATCCAGAAAATGATTGGCGGGATCCAACAACCTGGGCGAAGGCGAATCCGAATCTGGGTGTATCGGTGAAGCTTGAGGACCTGCAGCATAAAGCGAAGAAGGCCATGGAGATTCCAGCCGCGCAGAATAACTTTTTGTGCAAGCATTTGAATGTTTGGGTCAATAGTGAAACCCGCTGGATGGATATGGACAAGTGGAGAAAGTGTCCGAGGCTTTCCAAAGAGGAAGTTATCGAACTTCACCTGGAAGGGATCCCCTGCATTGTTGGGGTTGACCTTTCAGCGACCACGGATATCACGAGCATCAACTTCGAGTTTACCCTGCCGGATGGCCGGGTGTTCGTTCACAGTCATTCCTTTATTCCGGAGGACAAGGTAGATGAGAAAACCAAGCGTGACAAGGTGCCGTATCGCCTATGGGAGAAGCAGGGCTATTTGACATTTACACCGGGTGCCGTAGTGGATTATGACTGGATCATATCCTACATCATGACCAAGGCGGAGATCTGGGACATCAAGGAGATCTGCTATGATCCATGGAATGCAACCCAAATGGCTAACACCTTGACCAATGAAGGATTCATTTGTGTGGAAGTGAGGCAAGGATACAAGACTCTGTCCGAACCGACAAAGGATGTTTTCAAGCTGGTGCTTCAGACCAAGCTCATACACAATGAAAATCCGGTATTGTCCTGGGCCATTAGCAACGCGGTTGCCGTATCGGATCCGGCCGGCAATATCAAACTGGACAAGTCGAAAGCGCAGTACCGCATCGACCCAGCGGTTGCCTTGGTCATTAGTCATGTTCGAGCGATTCTTCGGCCATACGAAAATGAATCACGAAGTGTTTATTCAGAGAGAGGTTTGGCGATTTTATGAAAAAGTTGATAAGAGGAATCAGACGGATCGGTGAGGGGCTAGCAAGTCACTTGGACGATCTGTTTTTAGTATCGGGCATGGGCCTGCTGATCTATGGGATCCATCTCATATCAATACCCGCTGCATACATTGTGGCGGGTGTTTTGGTGATGGGATTCAGTTTTCTATTGGCGAGGAGGTGATAAGTAAATGGGGTTTTTCGGGAAGCTTGTAGAGAAGCGCGGGGATTCGATAGCCAATCCTTCGGCATCAACCATCAGTTTTTTGTCCGGGGGATTGCAAAGTTATACGGGAAAGGTGGTCACGGAGTCCACAGCACTGACCTATTCAGCAGTGCTTTCATGTGTCAATGTGATCAGCGATACTATCGCATCCATTCCGCTGTTTGTCTATGAGAAGAATCAAGAGACGAGAAGCAAGGCCAGGGACCATCCGCTGTATGAAATTTTGCACGACAAGCCAAATTCAGAAATGACTTCCGCATCCTTCCGATCGATGATGCAGACGCATCTGCTTTTATGGGGGAATGCCTATGCTGAGATTCAGTGGGGAAAGGATGGATATCCAAAGGCTCTTTGGCCCTTGAATCCATCGACAACCATTATGGAGCGGGAACCGGGGACCAGAAGGATTCGATATCGGGTGTCGCTTCCGAATGGGAAGCAGGTTTTATTGCCGGCGGACAATGTGCTGCACTTGGTCGGACTTACTTTGGATGGACTTACAGGTTTGTCTCCGATTGGCTTGGCCAGGGAAGCAATTGGACTGGGGCTTTCAGCTGAGGAATTTGGATCCAGGTTCTTTGGAAACAATGCGACACCTGGCGGTGTCCTGGAGCATCCAAAAGTCTTGGGCAAGGAAGCACAGAACAATCTTCGATCTTCCTGGAATGAGATGCACCAGGGATTAGAGAATTCACATCGGCTTGCCATCCTGGAAGAGGGCATGCAGTACAAGCAGATAGGGATCCCACAAAAGGACGCGCAATTTCTTGAGACAAGGAAGTTTCAGCTTGAGGAGATCGCGCGGATCTACCGGGTGCCGCAGCACATGATTGGCATTATGGACAAGGCGACCTTCTCCAACATCGAGCACCAGGATATTTCCTATGTGAAGCATACGATTCGTCCATGGCTGGTTCGTTGGGAACAGGCGATGTATCGATCACTCTTGACGAAAGTCGAGAGAAGGAAGTATTTGATTGAGTTCAACGTGGACGGTCTTCTTCGCGGAGATATCAAAACGCGATACGAAGGCTATCATCTGGCGGTCAATGACGGATGGATGAGCGGGAACGATGTGAGAAAGCTGGAGAACATGGAACCGAGAGAAGGTCTTGATGAGTACCTGATCAACGGCAACATGACACCAGTGAAGCAAATTCTCAAGGGAGGTGAGACTGGTGAAAAGCCAGGAACGGGAACAGAGAAATAATGTGCTTTTGCCGAGTGTTGAGCTCCGGGGAAGTGAAGAAGGAAAGATGAAAAAGATTGTTGGTTACGCGGTGAAGTGGGACCAACGGTCGAATCCTATCTGGGGTTTGTTCCAGGAACAATTCCGAAAGGGTGCTTTTTTGAAGTCTCTTCAGGATCAGGAGGTTGTGGCTACATGGCAGCATCGAATGGAAGAAGTTTTGGGAAGAACACCTGGTACCTTGACGGTGGTCGAGGATGAGATTGGACTTCGGTATGAGATCGATCCGCCGACCTGGGCGGAAAGACACATCGAGACGATCGAACGGGGCGATGTTCGGGGAAGTTCATTTATCTTCCGGGCGAAAAAGGAAGAATGGGATGAAACGGATCCGGATATGGCTGTACGGACAGTAATTGAGGCAGACTTGTTTGAGGTTTGCCCGGTGACGATTCCGGCCTATCCGCAGAGCGTTGCATCGGCTCGATCGGCGCAGGAAGTATTTGATTCTAGGAGTGGCTCTCGACTTTATGAAAATGAGTTGAAGTTGCGGATGTTGGATTTGATGGAGATGGAGGGAAAGTAAATGAATGAAAGAGTAAGAGAACTACGGCAACAACGCGCGGATCTGATTGGTCAGGCTCGAACCTTGGTAGACAAGGCTGACAACGAAAAGCGCAGCATGAATGCGGATGAAAACGCAACATGGAAGCGGCACATGGATGGTGTGAAGGAATTCGATGACAAGATCGCCATGGAAGAGCGCAAGGATCAGCTGGCGACATTGGAAAGTACCTTGGCAAGCGGAAACGAGCCGCAAGCAGGTCAGCAAAACTTGGATCAACGGTCAGAACTGGATCCGACAAACTCACAGGAGTATTTGTCAGCATTCCGTCGAGAATTGCGAGATGGTCGAAATGCGGTATTTACGCAGGAAGAGCTTCGAGCGTTGCAAGAAGTTAGAGCGCTGCAGGCAGGGGTGAATGCGGACGGCGGTTACTTGAAAGCGCCGGAACAGTTTGTTCGAAAGCTTTTGACTGGACTGAAGGACCAAGTCTTTATGCGTCAGTTTGCAACCGTGTTTACGTTGACTGGCTCTGCGAGCATGGGTGTTCCAACCTTGGAAACAGACATTGCTGATGCAGATTGGACCACTGAACTTGGAACGGGAGACGAAGGTTCCATGGCATTTGGCAAACGCGAATTGAAGCCGATTCCTTTGGCCAAGCGCGTGAAAGTGTCAAATACTCTTCTTCGGGTTGCTGCACTTCCAATCGATGAGATTATTAATGATCGTCTGCTGTACAAATTCGCAGTTGCTGAAGAGAAAGCTTATCTGACGGGTGATGGAAACGGCAAGCCTTTGGGTGTGTTTACTGCAAGTGCGGATGGCATCTCGACTGCTCGGGATATCTCTGCCGGCAACTTGGCAACCAGCATCACCTATGATGGTTTGCTTGCAACAAAAATGGGGCTGAAGGAAGGGTATCGCCGTAAAGCGCGATGGATGTTCCATCGGGATGCAGTCTTGCAGATCATGCAGCTGAAGGACAATAACGGTCAGTATATCTTGAATCCGAATCTTCCGGATGCGGACAAGATCTTGAACATGCCGTACCACACTTCGGAGTTTGCTCCAAACACCTTCACGACCGGTCAGTACGCTGGCATCTTGGGTGATTTCAGCTTCTACTGGATTGCGGATGTTCTTAACATGACAGTTCAGCGGCTGGTGGAATTGTATGCAGCAACTAACCAGACTGGTTACATCGGTCGAAAAGAGACTGACGGCATGCCGGTTCTGGAAGAAGCCTTTGCGCGTGTGAAGCTTGCATAGGAGGTAGATGATGAGAGTGAGAATGAATAAGACATCCGCGGGTCCCGCGGGTGTCTTCATGATTCGAAAAGAATATGATCTTCCTGATGAGTTTGCAGACCAGCTGATTCAAGCGGGCGCAGCGGTATCCTTGGAGCCCAAACCTGAACCGGTAGAGCCAGAACATGAAGATGATTCGGATTCCGATTTGAACCATGTGGGCGGCGGGTATTATGAGCTGCCGAATGGTGAGCGGATCAAGGGTAAGGACAAGGCTGAAAAAGCATTGGCCGAGTATCTGGAAGAGCAAGCTCAAGCACAAACAGCTGAACAAGAGGGTGATGAAGAGTGAGCGTAATGCTGATAGCGCCGGCGGTTGTTTTGCCGGTTGATTTATCGCTGGTGAAAAGGCATCTGAGGCTGGAAGAAACGGATCCGAGTGAAGATGTTCTTTTGACTCAGCTGATTCGTGCTGCAGAAGGGGTGTGCGAACAGTATCAGGGCCGGGTGTATTCAAAGAAGAGTTTTACAGCATTTTATGAATACGCCTATGAGTCAGTGAAACTGCCACATCCACCGCTTGTTGGTGTCAGCGAGGTGAAATTACGCCTGGCTGATGGGACGGAAATGGTGGTTCCGGAGACGGAATATTTCGTTGACAAATATTCCTTCCTTGGGCGGGTAGTGCTGAAAGTTCCATCGGTGTATCAAGGTTTCGAGCTTGAACCGAACGGATACCAGATCACCTTCGAAGCCGGCTATGAAAAGATTCCGGATGCATACGCGCAGGCAATCCTATTGCTTGTCGGGCATTTTTACGAGAATCGGGAAAGTGCATCGCCCGTGGCTTTAAATGAGATTCCTTTTGGAGTCAAGGCGCTTTTGTCGCCTGATCGGGTGGTGAGTGTATGAGAGCAGGAGCCTTGAATGAACGGATTGTTGTAATGGATCTGGTGCGTGAACCTGATGGGTTAGGTGGCTCAACGAATTCCTATGAAGCGCGGCTGAGTCTTTGGGCGAATGTCAAAAAGGATGGAGAAAAGCGATTAGCTACGATCCGCTATCGAGGGGATGTATCCAAGGGTCAGTTCATTCTGCATAACGGAAGAACCTATGAGATCAAAGATGCTTTTGATCCATCCGGCCGGCGTAGGGATATGAAGTTGGAATGTGAGGAAGTGTAAATGAAGGATAGGATTCATGTGAAGATCGAGGGTGTGGAGAAGGCAGTTTTCAACTTTAACAAGCTGGAGAAGGAGAAAAAAGCTGAAGCGCAAAACGAATTGAAGAAATCAGCCCAGGCCATCAGGAAAGCGGCCAAGGCCAATGTGGTCTCAAAGGGTTTGGTCAATACTGGGGCGCTTCAAAAAAATATCCGGACCAGGAAGGTGGATGATTATTCTTATCGTGTCTATGTTCCCAAGAAGATTTTCTATGCGAGGTTCTGGGAACTGGGGACCAAGCGGAATCCGGCTAAGCCTTTTCTGTTTCCAGCTTACAACATTCAAAAACCTGAGCTTTTGGCGAAACTGGCGGCCATGCTGAAGAAAGGGGTGTAGTCCATGATCAAAGAGATCCAACAGGCAATCTTCCAGGCATTAAGCGGAGATGAGGTCTTGATTGGAAAAGTTCAATCCATCACGGATTATCTCCCAAATGAAGAAGAACAGACGTGTCCCTTTCTTGTGATCGGAGATTTGCAGTTTGCTCCCAGAAACACTTTCGGGAAAAAAGGAAAGGAAGGGAGTATTGTGATTCAGGCTTTCAGCGAGTATGATGGGAAGCTTGAGCTGCTGGAGATCGAATTGGAAGTTGAACGGGTCCTTGAGACTATTTTGGTCCTTGGATTAGGCTATTTCAATCTTGAGCTCGATGATGAGCAGATTTTTGAGGATGAAGGAGACAATTCTTTTCAGCTGAACATGCGGTATCGGGTTGTTGGTGAGGTGTGAGATGAAGTTGTTCTCGATGTTTAAAAGAAAGAGAAAGCCGATCGCGGTTGATTGTCCCCATAATGATTTGGTGGAGCTGACCACGTTTGGCGATGAAGAGCGGACGTTTCGCTGCAGGAAGTGCGGAGCGGTAATTCGATTTGAACAGGGGGTGGAGGAATGAGTTTAGCAGCAAAGAATTTGAGAATCAAAACAGGCGCGAATCCGATTACGGGATTGAATGATGCCAGCTTTAACATCAACGGAGAAACCATCGAGGTGACAACCTTTGAGAGTGCCGGCTGGAAGGAGCGGATCCAGGGCTTGAAGGATTTTGCCATGAGTCTCAGTGGATTCTATGAAAAGGATGATGCCAATGGACAGGGCGCTTTGAAGAGTGCATTACTAAATGGTACATCGATCTCGGTGGATTATCTGGTGGATGGCGCTGCAGGTTTTCGGGGTGACTATTTGGTGACCAGCATGGAGACTGGTGCATCAGCATCCGGAGAAGTAACGGTATCGTACTCGTTGGAATCAACCGGTGCCTTGACGATTATCTAGGAGGGATTTGATGGAAGCAGGGAGACTTGCCAAGGTGATGGTGAGTGGAGCACCGATCCCTTTTGTTGATGAAGCGACTACCACATCCGACCAGAAGACCTTTCAAATCTCCACGGAATCGAAAAGGGTCCTGGATCTTGATGAGGATGTGATTGTCAAGGTTGACGGGGGAACTGTCAGCTCGGGATTCGTTGTAAAAAGGATCTCGGGAGAAATTGTATTTGAAGAAGAACAGGCGGGCGCTGTAACGGTGTCCGCTTCTTATTTGCCGCTGACGGTTGCGGCGGAGTGTTATGAGTATTCTTTCACAATGGATGCAGAATCCAGAGAGACCACGGCTTTCGGGATGGAGTACAAGCGCCGGGAGCCGGGTTTGATCAGTGGAAGCGGAAGCTTGAGCCAATGGTTTGAGCTGGACATGTATTTTGTTAATGCGCTTTTAAGCGGCAAGCCTGTGGTAATTGAGATGTATCCTGGGGCGAATGTTACGCCTGACCGGGTGTTTGCCCTTTTGGATTCCGAAGAAGTAAGCGCAGCAGTGGCGGATTCATTGAATGAGTCTGTCTCATTTTCAACGAAAGAAAAATGGATATAGGAGGACGAGATGAATTTACGAGATAAAATTTTGCAATGTGTGGATGTTGAAGAAGAACTGGTGCATGTTCCGGAGTGGGATTGTTCGATCCTGGTCCGGGGAATGACAGGGGATAAGCGAAGCAAGCTGATCCAGGAATGCGTGAAGGTGAACGCCAAGACCAAGCAGAGCAAGACGGATCTTGAGAAGATGTATCCGATCATGATTATCGAATGCGCCTTTGATCCGGAGACCAAAGAGCGGATCTTTTCCGATGAGGATCGGGGGGCTCTGTCAAAGAAAAGCGCCAAGGCACTGGACCGAGTGTTCAAGGTGGCCACAGCTCTTTCTGGAATGGAAGATGAGATCGAGGATCAGGAAAAAAACTCTTAAGCCACCCGGAAGGTTTCTTTTATTATCAACTGGCAGAAGAGCTCGGGTATGCGAGTGTACGCTACATGCTTTCTCAGATGACCAGTAAAGAAGTATCGGAGTGGCAGGCATACTTCTCTATCAAAAAGAAAAAGATGGAGGAAGAAGAAAAGAAAATGAAATCTAAGTCGAAGGGAAAAGGCCTTTCGACTTTTGAGTAGGAGGTGGGAGATTGGCTACAGTTGCAAGTTTGATGGTCAACATCGGAGCAAATTTGAGCAACTTCGAAAAGGGGATCAACAAAGTAACAAGAAAGCTCGATCGAACATCGCGAAAGATCGGAAATGCCGGCAAAACGATGACTAGCACTTTCACAGTCCCGATTGTTGGTGCCGGTGTTGCAGCCGCAAAGATGGCAGGTGACTTTGAAGGTAGTCTGAATAAGGTCAGCACAATTGCTGATGAGGCTGTTCTTTCTCTTGATGAAATTCGAGACGGAGCACTGAAATTATCGAGTGAAATGGGGATTGCCGGCACAGAGATCAATGAAGCTCTTTATCAAGCCATTTCTGCTACAGGTGATACTGCCAATGCACTTTCCTATGTCGAAGTTGCAGCAAAAGCAGCAGAGGGCGGCTTTACGGATGTAACCACATCAATCGATGGACTTACCACGGTTATGAATGCGTATGGTCTCCAGGGGACTGAAGCCATGCAATCCGTATCGGATCAGATGCTGATGGCCCAGAATTATGGCAAGACTACATTTGGTGAAATGGCTGCATCTATCGGCAATGTCATTCCGATTGCTTCAGCATTGAATGTATCGACCGAAGAGCTTTTTGCATCGATCGCGACACTGACAAAGAATGGTATTCAAACATCTCAGGCAATCACTGGCTTGAAGGCAGCCTATTCGAATATTTTGAAACCATCCAAGCAGGCATCAGATTTGGCTGCAGAATTGGGACTTGAGTTTAATAGTGCTCATTTGCAGTCTGTTGGATGGGCTCAATTTCTAGCTGAGATTAACGAGAAGACTGGCGGCAGTGCAGATGCCATGGCAACACTCTTTGGATCCACTGAAGCATTGAATGCGGTAACCGTACTTGCAACAACTGGGGCTCAAGATTTTGCAGGAGCCTTGGATGCAATGGCTGATAGCGCGGGTTCTACACAGGAAGCTTATGACAAGATGAATCAGGGATTTAATGATACTTTTGGGGATATGCTGATCAATCTGCAGAATCTCGGGATTCAATTTGGTGATGTTCTTTTGCCATATCTCGAAAAAGGGATTGGCTATCTCGAATCACTGATCACCTGGTTTTCTGGTTTGGATGAAGTTTCGAAGAATATGATCATTCAGTTTGCTGCAATGATCGCAGTAGTAGGCCCATTACTGATGATCGTGAGTCAAGGTATATCGGTATTCAGTGCATTGTCTACTCAGTTTTATTATTTCGTGACAATCATCGATATGGTGACTATGGGGATAGGATCTATCTTTGCATGGATTGGGAAAGTAGTTGGAATTATCTCAGGAGCTTTGATGTCTGGGCTCCAGACGCTGTTTGCATTCATTGTGGCCAATCCAATTGTTTTGGTTATCGCTGCAATAATCGCTGCACTTATTCTGCTTTGGAAGAATTGGGATACGGTAAAAACTTGGATACTTGAGACTGTTACAAAACTTCGAGAAGGTGTGACGCAGAAGTTTGATGAGCTTTCAACTTCCGTGACTGGAACCGTTGAAAAGATGAATACCTGGCTGACGGATAAGTGGAACGGACTCAAAACGGGAGCTGTGACCATCTTTGTTGGTATTCAAACTGGGGTAATTGGAGCCTTCGAAGGCTTGAAAACCAAGGCCCTTTCCATTTGGGATTCCATTGGCAGCGGGATCAGGGAAACGATTAACTTCATTATTCGAGGTGTGAATATCTTGATCGCTGGCATGAACAAGATCTCCTTTAAAATTCCAGACTGGGTTCCAGGAGTCGGCGGGAAGAGTTTTGGAATCAACATACCGAAGATCCCAATGCTTGCATCTGGTGGGATCGTCACCAAGCCGACATTGGCCATGATTGGCGAGGCTGGACCGGAGGCTGTCATTCCTTTGTCGAAAGGATATGGAGGTTCTTCAGATGGACCTCGGCCGATTGTGATTTATCTAGATGGGCGAAAGATCTATGAAGGGGTAGATGAAGCCTTGGGCGATCGACTGCTTGGTGTTGGGGGTGTCTAGGTGAAAGTATATGTCAATAGCACGGGAGACACCCAGCTTTCCGATGTTGCCAAGGTGACGAGGAAGACGGTTCTTGATGGTTTTGGATCCATTTCTGTTATGGGGATCGGCATTGTGGGGAATTTGAAGTACAAGACGCTGCGGTTTTTCAAGGTATTCCCAGAGCTTTATGCACTTGGCCAAGTGACAGAGCAACAGGAATCCGATTCAAATGGGGTGAAGGCGGTGTCCCTGTCTTGCAGTGATAATGCCTTTTATCTGAAGAAGCGAGTAGTGGCCGAACGGTTTGGATCCGAGGATAGTTATCAGGGGAGGCCGGATTTGATTTTGAAGTATCTGATCAGCCGCTATGTTCCGGAACTGTCCACCAATGCAGTCCAGTCCTGTTCCGAGGTGATTGATGGTCTATATCTGGAATATATCTACATGAGCGAAGTCATGAATCGGATTCTGAAGCATCTGGTGGATTGGCACTGGTATGTGGATGGAGAGAATGACCTTCACTTTTTCAAGGGGTATGAGTCCGAAGGGGCGAAGTTTGGTAAGGTTGGGGATCGATTCAACTTCCAGATCAACAGTCTGAGTGTCTACTACAAGGGAGAAGAAGGGGCAAACCGGATTTGGATTGTTGGAGCCAAGCAGGCTTCTCCTGATTACATCGATCAGTACTTCACATCAGATGGAGTGCAACGGGTTTTCCCGTTGGCTTATGTTCCTAACTATTCAGAGATTACCATGGGCGGAGGGGAACCGATGAAGTGGAAGCTTCTGAAGAATGATGATGGAGTACAGGACTTTTTGATCGACAAAGAAGGAAAGGTGCTGAGTATCCCGGGTAATGTCAGTCCAATTCCTGCAGGGCAGATCCGGGTCCACTACCGGCCAACGGTTCAGGTGGTGGATTACTTCGAGGATCCAAAAAGCATTCGGGCGCACGGGCTTCTTGAGGCGGTAGTGAAGAGCAAGGATATCACTGACCGTTTATCTGCCCGGAAGGTTGGGAAGGCCATGCTGAAGAAGCAATCCAGGTCCAAGCGAATTGTGAGTTTGAGAACGCTTGAGGAGAGAAAAATCGGCCAAAGGTGTGAACTGGATATCCTAACCGACAAGTGGGATGTTCGGGGATTCTTCTTGGTGACGGATGTGACAGAGGAAAGTGTGCCAGGCCATACTGTCTATGCGATTGGATTGGAGGAGTTGTAGATGAAGCTGACAGATGCATTGTCCAATCAGAATTCGAGGGTGACGGCTCTTGAGGGGGCGGACTTTAATTCGAATTCGACGATAGCAAGAATCACAAAATTTTACGGAGACCTGAAGGTTACTATGGCGGTGAAGCTTCGCCGGCACAAGTATCACTTTGCATCGAGTGATCTGTATCCTTCAGATGATCTCTTTATCTAGGAGGTGGAGATTTGGTTACAAACGCAGGACTAGCAAGGATCCTGGCATTGTTGGATCAAGACCTTGAATACTTTGGTTTGGGATCCGGGACACCTCCCGGGGTGGATTCTGTGAGTCTGGACCAGGAAGCAATACGAAAGATTGCGACCACTACGATCGACGGGGACACCCTGATCAAAGAAATCTACCTCGATGAGAGTCAGGGGAATGGGATTCATTTCACATCCGCAGGGATCTTCGGGGACGGAGCGACTGCTGCAGTCGGAACAGGCAAGCTATTTGCCGGTTCTGAGATCGATGTGGACAAGGATCAATATGAATCTCTCACGGTGAGTATCGAGATTACAGTGGAAGCGGAATAGGGGTGAGGTAATGAATTACAACAAAACCATATGGAAAGAACGTGAGGTCGAGTTTCCAAACCGCTTTGTGATGGTAGATAACGGGGATGGGACAGTAACTTTGACACCCGATTTTGGAACGGTGATTCAAGCAGGTACTCCTTTGAGTGTTTTGAATATGCAAAAGATCGACAACCAGCTGGAGAATATGGACTTAACTGTATCGGTTTCGATTGAAGACAGTGATGTTGTCATAAACGATAAAAACACAAACTACACCTGGGCAAACGGAGATCTGATCAAAGCAGTCGAGTTTTGGCCTGATGGCACGACGAAGCGAAGAGAGGCTGATTATACGTACTCAAACGGAAATCTCACAACTGCAGTCACCAAGATCTATAACGATTCGGGAGTCTTGCAGAAGACAGTTACAAAAACGTACAGTTACATGGGTCAGGATGTAACTGGAATAGGAAGGTCGGTGGTATAGATGGATGGAAGTGATGTAATTGCTGCTTTGGGCGGAAAGATGAGCAGATTAGCGACAAAAGTAGATGCAATTTTTGCGAGTTTGCAAAGGCGAACGACAGAAACGTGGAATGATGCAAATGAGTTTGCGCTATGGGCGTTGAGCAACTGTTATATTAACGATGGTGAAGCTGTTAAACTTGGTATCAAAACGGTTGGCGGATATGTCAAATCATCAAGTGGATCGCTTACAAGCGGAACAGGCCGTCCCGGACAAGGAATTAAAGTAACGCTTTCTGAAGCTGTTACGATTACTCATATAAAAGGAACGGCGGCATATTCTAATTCGCAAATTAGAATATTGAGATTTTCCGATCTTGTTGAAGTATATCAAGGTGATGGGAGTGAAGTATATCCAAACATTGCGCTTTCTGCCGATACTTACATTGTTGATATTTCATCAAAAACAGGAGACCAAGAAACTTCTGCAACCTTTAATGATGATGTAGACACACCTTACACGATCGGAGGCGTTACTGTTGAGTTGTCTTATTATGATAGATCAAGTGATTTCACGACGCTAAGCCCATTATCAGCAAGAACATATGCCATACTTCAATTTGAAACAGTAAAAATCGAGAATACAGGGATTCTGACAGGAACAGCAGAGAGTCCGCTTGTGTCACCGACAGACTTAGTTGAGTATGACATGGTGGACTACATCATTGAGGCCAATGGCGGTTCATATCAAGTTGATATCCTAGATTCGGCTAATGCTGTCTTATTAACGGATGTTGAGAAGCTAGATCCTTTAGCAGGGCTGCCCACTGATAAGCTAATTAAAGCGAGAGTAACTTTGAATCGTCCACTTGATAACGATGTTTCGCCTGAGATTAAATCGCTCACATTGGCGTATTTGGAATAGGAGGCTAGTTATGAGTAAGAAAGTACAAGAGATTGGGCTGAAACTAGCCCATGCGGATATGTCTTATATTCATCGTTTGGAGAAAAAAGTCGATTTCCTAATGAAAAAGCAAGTGGAGCGGGATCTTGAAGAAGCCTTAACAAACCAGGAGGTGATGCCAGGTGTCTAAATACTCAGCGGATGATTTAAAGCTAATGTATGAGTGGAGGATCATTGATGAGGCATTTCTTGATCAGGCGGTGACAGCCGGCTGGATCACTCAGGAAGAGAAGGATTCGATGGTTCAGGGACAGGAGGGATAGATGACACAATTACAAGAGTACTTTTCAAAGGTGCTTGACGGAGCCAATCCCATGATCGGATTATTGGTTTCAGCGATCAGCTATGTGCTCTTTCCGGATCGAGCTTTTTTCACCAGTATTATTGCTGTAGGCGTGACGATGATTCTCGATATCGTGACAAAATTCTGGGCATTGGCCAAGCAGAACCAAGGGTACCGTCAAGCGGTCAAGTCACGAGCAATATACTCAAAGACCCTTTGGGACAAGACGAAGGTGAAGCTGTTTTCTTACCTGTGCATCATGATCCTGGCAGGACTGAGCTATCGGGTGGCCCCGCTGAAGGAAATGGGTGTGTTCTTTGCAACGGTGGTCTATGCGGTCATGTTCCTTCGGGAAGGGCAATCAGTAATTGAAAATTTGGTAGATGGAGGCGCTGATTTGAAGTGGCTCCTTTTTTGGATGAAAAAGAAGGAAGATCAGATCCTGGACAGTGATACAAAAGGGTACCAGGATGTAAACGGAGGGGATGAGGACTATGAAATGCGCGTATGATACAACGATGAATCTCATTACTCAGAATCGATATTCCCGGCCAGGCAGGCTCTTAAAAGGCATGAGGGGGTTGGTAGTCCATTGGGTCGCAAACCCCGGCTCAACGCCTGCGGGAAACCGGAATTTCTTTGAGAACCGGAAACTTGGCAAGAATGATTTTGGATCCGCTCATGAGATCATTGGGATCCAGGGAGAGCGGTTGATTTGCATTCCGGAAACGGAGATCGCCTATCATGTGGGCTCCAAGAAATACACTAGGCGGGCGTTAAGCCGGCTGTCTTCGTATCCAAACGATTATACCTATGGGCTTGAGTTCTGTCATAAGGATTGGACTGGGGAGTTTTCAGAAGAGACTTTGGATTCTGCAGCGCATCGATGCGCGGAGCTTTGCTTAAAGTATGACCTGGATCCGATTAGGGATATCTGGACCCACCAGCAGGTGGTTGGTTGGAAGGAATGTCCGAGGTGGTTTGTGAAGCGACCGTTAGAGTTTGAGAAATTCAAAGAGAGAGTAAAGGAGATTGTAATGCCGAAAAAATTGGAGAAGTGGCAAAAGGAACTTGGCCAAAAGGCTGTGAAGGAATTGGCTGAGCGAGGGATTATTAATAATCCAGAAGAGTGGTCAAAGGAAGAGAAACTTGCAGAGCCGGCACCAACCTGGTTGATGCTTACGGTTCTTGCTCGATATGTAGAGGAGGATGAGAAGAATGAAAACGAAAATTAGAGTTTTGATGTTGCTTCTGGCAGTTATCCTGCTGGGAGTTTTGATTTTGGGGATCCAGGAAGTGATTCCTATGGCGGTGGCTATGAATGTAGTTGCTGCAGGAGTGTTCCTCGGGGCGCTCCTGATTCTGATCTACATGGGGCAGATCAATGTGGTGAAGAAGATCCTTCTTTCTTTAGTGATTGAGGCAGAGCAGATCTATGGATCCGGAACTGGGAAGCTTAAATACAATTATGTACTGGGGAAGACATATTCGATGCTGCCAAGTGTAGTGAAGTTATTTGTTACCGAGAAGACATTGGATGGATTGTTGGAAGTTGCGGTAGATCAACTGCATATTTATCTTTCTGAGATAGCAATGGAGTAGCCTTGATTGACTTTGAGGCTACTCTTTTTACGTTTAAGCAATTGGCAAATACTTCGTTACTTTGGCTATTCAATTTGATACTTTAGAGTATAATTATGGTAAAATTTAGTTAGAAACTAATTATCTATAATGAGGTGATAAAGTTGGGAATTGAATCTATACTTGTATTGTTTACGTCAGTTACATCAATTCTGATATATGTATCAAAAAGGTATATTTCAGTTGGCTTGAATGAAATTATGAGAATGTGTATTGAAATATTTTTTGTATATTGCATAGGGTATTTTATAAGTACTCAGTTTCGAGAATTATTTAATGAATTAAGTTTCAGAAGGATAATTTTAATAGTGATATGTTTTGTATCGTATTTTGGGTTAAGAGAAGCATTTGTGGAACACTACATGAAAAATTATTGTGAGAACAATACGATTGCTTTTAAAAGAAAAATTAAAAGAAAGATGCGTGATATCAAAAAAAATTTTGAGCTTCTACAAAAAGATCTCAGTCTGAACGTTGAAAAACAATTCGTTAAAAAACCAGTGGATCATATATGGAAAGCGAAATTAGTTGAAACACTGGCATTACTTAAATCTTTAGAAGTGAATTCTTTAGAAAACACTATTCAAGAAGTTGAGGAGTTTGTGAACGTGGAATCCCAAGACTTTGAAAAATATACTTATGAACAATGGAATGCTATTAGAAGTAAAATCGGTCATTTGAAATGGTCTAATGAAATAATTCTTGATGTGAGAGAGTTAATTAATTCATGTCTAGATTTTGCTTTGGGATGTGCAATTGTATTGGGGGGGATTACTGAAACTGCAAGTCCAACTCAATGGTTAGTTTTCGGACTGGTATCGACTTCGCTAATCGTATTAGTACTATTTGAAAATGCGGATAGAAGTATTGTTCAAGTTTTATATGATAAAGCGGATGGACATCTTGAAATGGAATTATTATATAATGCTAAATACACAAATAATGGAATTCGGGGATATTCATACATTGAAGCATATGAAGTGACAATAAATAAAGAACGGATAATAAAGATCAATCGCAATTATGATATTTTCAATGCACATGAAGAAGCGATGCTTCATAGAGTTAACAAGATGCTGAATATGCAAAATGGAAAAGGTAACAAAAATGTACAAAAAAATTACGAAACTGAGAATCATGCATGTGAATTGGTGGAATAGAGTTTTTGGTGTAGAGAAAATCTTCTGATTATATTAAACGATAACTCAGTGTTGTAATATAGTTCATCAAGAACATGTAAATAATAACACTATGATCGTTTGAGGAAAGATAATGCTGTAATTCTATTTGTGTGTGAACTTTTTGTTTGAAACTGAGTTGATAACTACTTGGGTGTACTATAGAATAACTAATAGAATTTGACAAACTATCAATTGATAGTTTACAATTAAATTGAAGGAGGGGGGAGTATGAGTACAAAAAAAATTTCCTCTAAAAAAGAGGTAGAGACGTTTCTACGTGACCTAATTGGTGTTTTGAATGATCCTGATTTTGATATAGATAGGGACTTAGATATTCTTCCTAAGAAGAGAGGGGAATCACCTATAGATCCTTGTACAACTGCAAATACAATGCTGGAACTGGATTTTGATAGACAAGATGTGTGGCATGAACTTATTTCTCTTAATGTATCTGAGTATCTAGAAACGTTTATAGATGATATAAATCCGACCTGGCCACCCTTTTTTGCCTTTGCAAAGTCAATTAGAAACAGAGATGTTTACATAAAAGCAAAGATAAGGGATCGTGTTAATAGAAAAGTATTTTGTGTTTCGTTCCATTTTGCACGATACCCATTCCCGGCCACTTTACCATACGCATAATCTGGAACATGGAAAAGGAGGTTTTGATATGAAGGACATGTTAATTGAGAAAATCGAGATGGATTGCCCAATATGTGGGGATACACATTTTGTTGAAAAAAGAATTCGAGAGACTCAAGCGTTATTTAAAAGAGAAATTGTTGATTATGAAGAAATCTATTTTGTGTGTGATCGGTCGCATGAGGAAGATAATGAATTTGTATCTGCAAAGGTTTTGGATTCAAATTTATTGAAAGTACGTGATGCATATAGGCTTGCTCATGATCTTTTAACATCAAGTGAAATTTCGGAAATTAGATCATATTATGGATTAACCCAAAGTGAATTTGCAGCTATGTTAGGGTGGGGAGAAGTCACGGTAACTAGATATGAAAGCAAAACAGTGCAAGATGAAACTTATGATAGCATAATGAGAATGGTTTATGAAAATAGTATGTTAGCGTTAGAATATCTAGATAAACACAGAGATCGTTTTTCAAACAAAAGATATAATGAAATTCGTTCTAACGTAAAGGCTAAACTTGATGTAAGTAGTCGTATATATTTAAAAATGCAAGAGATAAAAAGCATATATACTAAATATGAAGAAGTAAGTGACTACAACGGGTATAAGATTTTGGATATTGAAAAATTAGCTAATGTTATGGGTTTTTTCGCGAATGAAGTAAGTTATCTATACAAAGTTAAAATGATGAAATTGTTATGGTATGCTGATTCGATTTATTATAGACGATATGGCCATTCCATGACAGGATTAGTTTACGAGCATATGACGTATGGCGCTTTACCTATAGGATTTAATGAAATTCTAAGTGTTCCTACTATTGAAGTGATTGAAGAGATGATATATGAAGATATCAGTTATCGAATTGTTCCAAAAATTAAAGTGCACGAAGGCGTATTTTCAAGAGATGAATTAGATGTCTTAGAATTGGTAGCAAATAAGTTTAAAGACTATCGTGCAAAACAGATTGTTAACTATATGCATAAAGAGAAGGCTTATATGGATACAGAAGATCATGAATTAATCCCTTTTAGTTTAGCACGTGATTTAAATGAATTAAGTTAG